CCCATAAATTAAACGTGGCAGTCAGTGCCGAATTATTATTACTCGTCAGTGACAGTTTTTTTGCGTTGCCGGCGCGAATGGCACCATTAGTGAGAACATCTACTGACATGTGCAGCCCGGCGTTATCGATATAGCCCACTTTGGCGTTATTGCAGTAAATATCGATAACACCATCCGCACTGCCGATAAATCCGCTGTCACTGTCGCCGATATTGATGCTCGGTGTGCTGCCGTCAAAAGCGCCGGTTCCTATGTTGCCGATACTGACGCGTTTTGTCGGATTGAGGGTTTCTTTTAAACCAATGTTTTTGATAAAGCCTGGTTTATCCGGGATATCTGCGCCGTTCTGGTCTTTTTGCATTGCGCCAGTGATGCGGCTGTCGTCTCCTGCTGCCACGGTATCTACGGCGGTGCCAACATTGAGGGTGGCGCTGTTGCCAAGCTGGAGGGACTGACGAGCCAGCGGAACGTTAGTCAGGTCTGCAAGGTTGCGCTCTTTGGCGAGGTATTTAAGATCCGTCTGCTCCTGGCTGTAGACCTGAAGATTATCCCGTGCCGTTCCTTTATTCTGAAGGTCTGACAGATTGTTTTTCTGCCACAGAAACAGCTTCAGGGGATCTGCCAGCAGGTTTACCCAGCCTGCGCTGTCGGCACCTTCCGGATCGGTCAGGTTATCGTCAATGGTATTCAGCCAGACCGCTGTTGTTGAGACTCCGGCGAGAATGGCATCTTTTGCATATCCACCAATTGCCCCGGCGAAATTGGCATTATACGTGTACAAACCGCCAGCCTGGACGTACCGTATTGCTGCGGTAATATCGTGCATCAGACCGTTAAAATCCTTGCCGTGTGGCGGTATACCTCCCGCTGAAATCGGGGTCATGGTCACCGGAGGAAAACCCGAATCATACGCCGCATTACCGCTATCTTTGGTCTGCTGCGTCGCCTTGTCCGGGATATTATTTTTATCCCCGGCACTCGCAAAGGGTACTGCCAGTTGGCGGGGTTTATCGTTAAGCTTCATTACTGGTCTCCTTTAAAACCACTGAGACATAAACACCCGGCGGGGACGGCAGTGCGCCCGACGACTGGATAATCGCCAGTTCTGCCGACGAGAGAGCAAACTCAAAGACGTAACTCATCCTCAGTCCACCATTATTCAGAACATAAGCCCGGCGGTTTTTTCCGAACATAAACCGCAGCATCCGGTTAATATCCGGCACAGAGCAGTCAGTAATATTCGACATGGCTTTCATCAGTATCAGCCGCCGGTATATCTCATCAGACAGGTCAACGGTCCGGGTAACCGATTTTCCGCTGTAAAACGGTGCCTGGTTAAACGGACGCGGGTCATCCATTACCGGGTTGTCCATCCGGGCTTCGCTGAAGCCCAGGTAATTAAAATCGTCCTTTACCGTCAGCCGGCGACTGACGCCCACAATCTTTCCCCAGACATCAAGACCGTACTTTTCTGCGGTATCGATGTTCCAGATAAGGTCATAAAAATCGTTGATAAAACTGTCGGGGGAAAGCGCTGCGTTAAAGCTGTTAATGAGGGCATTGAGTCGGGGGCTGGCGGCATACTGTGCAAGCACGGTTGCAGCCACATTCTGCACTTTACGCCTCCTGTAGTTTTACACCGATATTCGACACATCCAGAACCGGGATCTCATCTATCCCGAAAGTGACAGCAGTTGTCCATGACGAGCCGTCACGACTCACCGTAAGGCCCAGAATATCGATATTTTCCGGATCGGTTTTGTAAACGCCGGCGTAGTAGCGCCCTGCGGAGACAACGGAGGCTACCCTTGCCCGCAGACCACCATCTGTACCGTTAAACGCAGACAACACGGATCGCTGTACCTGTTGGGTAATATCTGAGGGCAGATAGTCACTTTTTTTCAGCGTCACACTGACATGCAGACTGACAGGTTTGAGTGTCTGCCAGGTGATCACGTATTCAGGATACGGCGGATCGTACTCCTTATCCGCAACGGTGAACGTTGTGTCGCCGTTCATATCAATACCCGGCGGAGCCTTGCGCCAGATGGCCGCCGCGATATCTGCCGGACTGCCACCGTACACGCCAACATAAAACGAACCGGGTGTTAACGGATACTGGCTGACCCCGGCTTTTTGTTCCGTTTTTTTCGGATTATGGGTGACGTAAGCATCCACCACATTTTCCACCGTAGAGAGTATTTCACCCCGGATGGCTTCCAGAATATTACGGGCATTACGGGCAACTGAATTACGCCGACGGTTTTCAAAATCCGCGCGGGTTTCCTCGTCGCTGCCTGGTACACCTGCACTGGCGTTAGTGACGCCTGACCAGCCGGGTATTGCCTTATAAATTTTATTCAGAGTTCCCGCCGGACAGCCGACAGGCCCGGTAGACAAATTCAGGAATACCACATCAACCTGCCCTGATGCACCGATTGTGGCGTCTGACAGACTGACGTACTTATAGCCGGCCTCATCCTGCGCCATACTGCCCGCCGGGATCAGCGTACCAACCAGCCCGGTACAGGTTGCCGTTACTGTCGTACCTGTAGCCCCGCGGCGTTCCAGGAAATAAATCTTTCCTATTGCGTCCTGAAAGCGTCCACTGGAGAAGTCAGGGTTTACCTGGTTAACGATATACAGCAACTGATCGTTTTTATCCGCGATAATGGCACTTTCGCTTGATGCAAGCTGCCCCTGCGGACTGCTCAGACTGGTACTCATTGCGCCGCCCAGCGCACCGGAAAAATCGCTGAGCCTGCCGCTCAGAATATCCGCTTCATCCGGCACATTCAGCCCGCTGTCCGTAATACGTACAGCGGGTACTGCGGTAGAAAAAGATTTATTTTCACTCATAGAAGTACCGTAAAAATGTCGTTATTGGTATCTGTAATACGCAGCACCCCCGTGACTGTCCGGCTGTTATCAACAGCGACCTGGCAAATCGCGGCGCGCACGGTCGGCAGTTTAAGCGCCTCCTGTTGCAGGGTGGCATTCACCAGTTGCGTACCGGGCCAGTGTCCAAGAATACGCGACCAGTAAGGTATGCCGGACGTTGAGTCATACCAGCACTCCCCCAGAAAGGTACTGCACGCACACGCCACATCCTGGGCTACTGCATGGGGATTATCAGTAGTGGCAAGATTTCCGGTATCGTCGAGCCGGATGTCCCATGTCCCGGTGTCGAGAAGAAGCGATCGTGACTGCATATTTTCTCCTGTTTACTGCGGTCCCTGCGTGGTCGAACCGCCGGACCTGACACCGCCGTGAACGTGGCCCCCGAAATCAATACCGCCAATCTTCGCGCCGCCGGAAAGCTCAGACTGCCCGGTAACGTTAAGTCCCTGACCGACGGCAGCATCCCCGTTAAGCGCGATTTTTGGTGAGTTAACAGTGAAACTTTTCGAGGCGTTCACGACGCCTTCCGGCGCAGAAATCTCCACTTTCCAGGGGGAAATAACCCGTATCTGGTTGTCAGCAAATTCCACGAACTGTACGGGCGCACCGTTAAGCACACCACCAAACCAGATGGCATCGGCGTAGTTATGAGTGCGTTTTGATCCCGGCATCGCGGCCTGACGCGTGGCTTTTACCGCACTGATATCCCGGTCGCAGATGCCGAGGAAACCAATATCGCCCACATGTGGCGGCATAATCACCGCATTGCTGCCCCCCTGTAGCCGCCATACGGGAAGGTTATAAATCACCTCATGCTCAACCGGGGAACCGTCTGCTGCAACGCCCATTACCATCGGTCGGACATCAATAAACTCCCCTTCCACCGCCACTACCTGCCCCAGAGTGATAAATACGTGTTTCCCGAGAAACTGCCGCAGCATAAAGTCCTGCGCATTGATTTCACTGTTTACGTCCGTCGGATTACTGAGTGGTTGTGCCATTATCGTTAAGCCTTGTCATGGTACAGTTGGAGCTCCACGGACCGCCCACGGTTCGCGAGGTAATGGTGTGTATCACTCCGGTTAACTGGTAATCGCCTGTCACGTTAGGTAGTGACGATTCCAGATGGACCCGCCGACCGATGAAAAGATCGGGGCAGAATGTCATGGTGGCGCTGAGGCCGGTCATGGTATAGACCGGATATCCGATAAGCCCGTGGTCCGGCGAAATATGCACAGCCGGAATATCCAGAGCTTTGTCCTTCGGCCAGATGGTGACTTTCTCCGCGTCCCCCAGATCGATGTTAATATCGGCGGCTGAAGCGGCATCCAGCATTTGTTGTACAAGGTTTCCGGAAAAGTGTGGATTCGACAGGCTGCGACTGACGCCCTGATTTTCAAATTTCAGCCCGGCAGATGACGCCAGAGCACGGATGATATCTGCAACAGGCACATCACCTTTCGCGCTGAAATCGGCCGCTGTCTGATTACGCAGGTTGAAACTAACCTGCCCGGTCAGAATAAGGGGTATATCCGGCGCCTGGTTGTAGTCCGCATACGCATCGGTAATATCTCCCTCGAAAATAAGCCTTCCGTCAGCCTTAACCCGCATTTTATTGGCTGTACTTTGCGCCGGTCGCCACACGCCCCGATAACTCAGGTCGGCCATATGCGCCGGAGACAACCCCCAGATATACAGGGTTATCTGCGTTCCGGCAGTTCCGCCATATACCGTGACAGTGGCAAAACATTTAGCTCCTGAAACAGTCAGAATATTGCCCTTACCATTGTCGAACGTGCGCCCGTCTGACAGGGTGAACTCCACGGTAATGTCACGCTGTACATAGCTCATGTCAGCTCCTCAGGCGACAGCCAGTAGAGCCGGTACCGTGAACCAAGCCCCCGCCAGTCGGGATCGTGGTTCCCCTCCGTGTCGGAAAAAAACAGATCGCCCTGAAACGGCAGGTATCCGTACCGGACAATCCGGTTATTGTTCAGGCACAGCACGCCATACAGGCACGGTTCACCGTTAACGGTAATATCGATATACATCCCCGTAGTACGCTGATTCAGGCGAATGGTGCAGGCCTGAGCACCCAGTGTCACCGTAAACTGCTGGGCTTTGACGGGAGATAAAACAATTTCCAGCATCAGGTGATCCCCCTGTTCGTGACGCTTCGTCTGTCAGCATCTGACGGTTGTGTCACCGACGCCGTAACTGGCTGCGTTTTCACCGAGGCCTCACCTTTCGCCTTGTCGTTATCCGTGGGCGCTTTCTTATCCGTACTGCCCACTGACACCTCTCCGGTATTCAGTACCGCCTGGAATACCGCACTGACCGTCAGTAATGTCGGACCATTATTACTTCGCGTTCGGTAGTCGTATTTCACCAAGTCGTAGGATTCCCATGCCTTGTCTGGCGTCTCAATATCGTAAAGTCCTGCCGTGGTACGCATCATTTCAAGCGTTTTCAGCACATCCGATCGCGAGGTGGTGGAAAAATTTGTCAGGTTCGGGACGTTACCTGAAAACGCCGTCCAGCCCTCAACAGTGAAAGTCACATGCAGTTCCGGCGGTCGCTGGATTTTATTAAAAGTGGTATAGGCTCCCTGCTCCACGGGGGCAGTGGAAACAGAAGCCTCCGCCCCCACCTCAACGACAACAAAAGAATCCGGGGAGAAAGGCTTCCCGCCCTTCTGGTGAGCACCTGCCGGGTCAGTCCATGCGTAATAAATACCGAATGACGGTGCCAGTACACTGTTAATGAGTCCCAGGACACCTCCGCCACGAACGGCACTCAGTACGTTACTTTCATTGAGCGAAAAGTTATCCTTTGGGAAATTATCGAAAGAAAAACTCATCCTGTTACCCCGCTGGAATACACCGACACAAGCGCCGAGTTCCGGATACGTTGCCGCGCATCATCAGTAATGCCCTTCACATTGTCCGAGGTCGTGGTAACGTTCAGCGTCCCTATATGCGTGGTTTCTGTTACCGTGGACTGCGATACTGGTGCCGGATGACGAGACTGTACTGACATCGCCGCGCCCGGCTGCGGCAGGTTCGCCAGCACACGGGGTACATAATTACGGGTTTCCTCCGGCGCAGCCGACAGTCCCTTACGCTGAACGTTTCCCTCGCCCCAGTTGTATGCCGCCAGGGCCTTAGCCAGATCACCATGAAAAAACCGCATCAGGCCACCCAGTTTTCTCGCGGCGGCATCAGCGGATTTTTCGGGATCAAAGGCGTCGTTCCCCTTCAGACCAAATTCCTTAGCCGTCTGCGGCATGAACTGAAACAGACCCATCGCACCAGCGCGTGAGACGGCAAACTGATTACCACCGGACTCGGTGATCGCAACGCTGCGCAGTAGTCCAGGCGGAAGGTTATATTTCTCCTCCAGTTGAGCCAGTTTCGGTTGCAGCCAGCCTAACAGGGCTTCCCCGGCCTTTGTCGGACGCGGGCGCTTAACGGATTGTGCGTGCTGTTCTGGTTCCGCTCCGGGGATATCGGGCTGGATATTGTTACCGTACACAACACCGTTTGCCCGGTATTCCCGAATAACTTTTCCGGGACCGAGTAGCCAGTCCATCCAGTGCGGATGGTCCCGAACCTCGCTAACATCCCTGCGTCCGATATCCGTTTTAATACCTATCGCGGCCAGTGCATCGCCAATGTTACGTTTCGTGTACCCCCATGAACTTTCCGCGCTGTCTTTGATATTTTCCCTGTCCTGGTATGCGTACTCCCCGTATTTTATAAGCGCCATTAACCAGATTGGGAGTTTTAGCCCTCCCAGCGCCCTGAACGCCCCAACGACTTTCCACACCCATGACGCCACCTCCAACCCGATCAACAACTCAATGACCGTCTTCCAGCCGCCAACTGCATCCGCTGCTTCGTTAGCCTTCGAGGCGATACTCTCAACTTTATCCAGAAAACCAGTAATAAACTTGTTCACTTCCTCCGGATGCTGCTGCATCCAGTCACCGAGTTTCTCCAGCCAGTGGCTGAATTCCAGCGCATACGGCATCAGCGCGGTGCCAATCGTCATCCCGATGTTGGACCAGACCTGGTCCAGTTCTGCAAGGGCTTCCCGCAATTTGCGGGCTTTCCGGATTTTATCGTCGGAGACCTGCGAACGTGAGGTAAAATCGTCAACGTCCTTTAGCGCATGGCCTGAGCCAAGAAACTGCTGCCCGGCATAACTGAACCCCAGCGCACTACCGTAGGCTGTCTGTTCTGACTTTGTCAGTCGCGGAAAAATCACCGCCAGCTTGCGCATGATGTCTTCGGTACTTTCATGCGCAAGGTCTATCCCGACGCCCGCACGGGCGGCTACGTTAAAAAGCTCCTGTAATGCCGGGTCAAAGGATTTATTAGAATTAAATGCTGCTTTGGCATCATTTATCCGCGAAAACGCCCCGGTAATCTCCTCCGGGTTAACCGCGTTTGCCTGAGCAGCCCGCCGCCAGCCGTCGAGGTGCTTTGCCTTCATGCCAAAGGCATCAGACGCTATGGACAACTGGTTGAGGTCACCGGCAAAGCCAGTAACCAGGCTTTTAAGGCCGCCCAGTGTCAGGGTGACGCCTGCCAGCGCCAGTATCTGGGTACGTATACCGGAAAAGAATTTTGACGCACGCTTGCCCGCCTGCTCCATACCCTTAGCGGTTTTTTCGGCCTTTTTGCCAGTTTTTACGATCGCATCCCCGGTTCGCTTTCCCGCCTGCTCCATACCGGACGCGGCTTTATCAGCTTCCGCGCCAGTTTTCTTCAGGGCCTTACCCGTTCGCTCACCAGCGGCTTCCGTCTCACGCGCAGCCTTATCCGCATCACTGCCTGTTTTCGCCAGGGCAGCGCTGGCCTGTTTCTGCCCCAGTTCGAAAACATCCGCCACCCGCTCCATCGCGGCGGTCAGTCTGTCCAGCGCCGCGTGTACAGCCTGCTCCCCGGCGGTAAAGTCCTTACTTTCTATATCCAGTGCCAGAACCAGCTCATCAAGTACCGCTGCCATTCTGTGTCTCCTGCATCACACGTTCGTTATGGGCGTCCACCTGAATAATCTCCAGTAAATCCCATAAGTCCTGCACGCCAAGTACGGAATCCAGTTCAGCTTTTGAAGCCTTACCGGAAGAAATAACGGTCGCAATGGTGCGGGGAACGTTAACGTAATCCACGACCCCGAACGGTCGGTCGGGGCCGAGATAACGCGGGGGAATATCTAGCGGGCGGCGGGACTGAAAAAATCCACATGCAGTCTGAATACCTCCGCGCGCAGATCAAGCCTGGTGGTGATTTCCTCTATATCGTCTTCAATAAGAGGTCGCCGTACACTACGGTTTTTCGGATCGGGAACAAACTGTACGCAATCCAGCATCTCATCCATCAGCGGCTTTGCCTCTTCCGGCGGGATTTTTGACAACGCTTTCAGCCCTTCCAGCGCCAGCGCAGCCATCCCCATACTGCGAACATCATCCGGTAAATCCACGCCGCCACGCCCCATCGCCATAATGGCGCGCATCGCCCACCATTCCGCCTGCGAGGCAGGCATTTCGGTAAGGTGAAATACCTTGCCCTTATCCCGTCCCTGACCATCAATAGTGATAAACTTCTCTTTACGGGCCATCAGTTAAAAACCTCCGGAGTGATAGTTTCCCACTCGATAACCGCCTGTCCTGGCTGCAATGTACGCGCCGCATCAGGCAGCGCTTTCCATTGTTTAAGCACGCCATTGACGCAGGTATATTTACGGCCTATCGCCGGAAGCAGCACGACAGCATTACAACGGAATACAGCCCGGCTGGTCCGGGATGTGGTTGACCAGGTATCAAAAATATCCCGGCTGGGTGAGTCCGGCATGATATGAAACGTCTGGATAATGTTACTGTACACAAATCCCGCAGACAGTTTACCGTCAATACCGCGGACGGTTTCCGCCAGTACCAGCGGATCGGTGCCATAAACGTTATCTGCTGCAAAACCCTGAAGCTGTATACCGGAGGGATACAGGTTATTCACGGTCAGCGTGATAATGGCGTCCGCCGCAGTGATGGTGTTGTTGTTACCTGACATTTACTGGACCTCCGTGGATGCAATAACAAGCTTCTGAATGCTGCCGCCGTCACAGTACCAGAGCGTACAGGACGGGCTGCTGCGGGTCGGACGCAGGGACGGCAACATATCGCCGATGTACAGGTAGTATCCCGTGGCAAACAGCGTTGAGGAGATGTCTTCACCCACGACATTGCTGATCTGCTTCTTCTGCGCCTCCGTCAGTGTCACCCCTTCACGGATACCGCCCCAGCGTTTGTACTGCTGGATAACGTCACTCATTGATGCCGCAACCAGCGCCCGCCCTTCATTGTTGTAGGGGATAGTCTGGTTTGACTTGAATAACGAGATCACTGCTCCCTGCAAATTAGCATTCAGCCAGATTTGCCCGCAGAAGCTGTCCAGCCATTTAAAATCGCCGGTAAGGGTGCCATCCGCCCAGTAATCTTCCACCACACTGTTTTCCGCATATTTTCCGTAGAAGTTGTAACCCGCGGCTATCAGCGCATCGTAATCGCTGCCACTGGTAACATCAGCGGCCAGACCTTCATACTCGCGGAACTTGAACGGCACGCGCCCCTCCGGTCGGACAAAATCAAGGCACGCCGCATACCCCAGTACCGCAGCCGCCCGGTTACCGTCAGACGCGAAAACCGGTACAACCGCACTGTAGTTATTGACGGTGATTATCTGGTACGCAATATGATCGGTACTGTCTTTTACTTTGGCATTACCGCTGGTTGTCCAGGCCACATAAAAGTAACGCTTGCCCTGCCCGTTTGCCCAGGCAGAAAACGCCAGGTGTTGCTCGTCAGTGACCTCAGATACCGTGGAAAAACCCGCCCATTGCTGGGAGGCGTCCTTAATGGCCGCCATCGTGTCAGGTACATCAGATGCCGGCGCGCCCTGGGATATCACCGCGCCCGTGTTACTGGTCATCTTCAGGGGCTCCGCCGCCGATCCACTGCCGAACGTTATCGTGGTGCTCTCCGGTTTCGCCCCGGCGGCAGTAATGACGAAAGCATTCTGTGTGGTATCGAATACCACTGTTGCCACCGCCGCGGTCAGAGCTGTCTGTAGTGCCGTTGCAGCAGCAGCGAAGCTGGTGACGCCGTTAAAATTCACCTCAGCGCTGGTACTTTTTCCGTTAATACTCAGCGTCAACGTACCGGAAATTTTTTGTAGCTGTTCAATGGTCACGCCCTTAAACGAACCGCTACGCAACCAGGCCGCCGATGCGGCAAGATTGAAACGGGAAAACAACAATTGTCCCGGCGTCTTAGTGGCATTTTTGAAGCCCTGAAAATAAAGCTGAGCGCGCGCGTACTCATCGGATAATGCACCAAAATACGCAGCCACATCATCCGGGGAGGAAAACGGAACCACACCGCCTGCCGGGAGTAGCGGGTTACTGGTCAGCAACAGGCCATTAAGATCGACGGCATTACCCGCCACAGCCAGCACGCCGGGATTTATCTGTACATCTTTACTGAGTGGGATTGGCATTATCAGCCTCCGTTGTCCGGGTGATCACGTTGTCAAAAAACATCAGGGGAGTCGTGACCACAGGGTTAATCTGCATCTGAATATCAAGCGTCCGGCGCGGTTCATACTGCTGCTGTCCGTTGATGAACGTGGTGTTAAGAGGGTCTGAGCAATACAGCGGGGAAATCAGCCCACCGGCCTGCCGGAAAAGCTGTACGGAAAATTCAGACCGGAAAAGCGTTGCCAGCGTCTGCGCGTTATCTGCCGCATGAGGTCCGTAGAAATCAAGCTGGCAACGCCATTTTGTAGTACGGGTGATATGCTGAGAGCCTTCACCGGCCTGTTCCGGCGCAGAATATGTCACTACCGCAGTGGACAAGCCGGTAATATCAATACCCGTCATGGTGATGAAGTTACCCTGAGGCATCGAAACCCGGTTCTGCTGCGTTCGCTCAATCCCGGCTTCAGCAAAAAGCCCCCGGAGATAATCACCGAGGGCCTGATAGAGGTCGCTTTCCGTAACGGAGAGGGTCACACCTGAAGACATACAATAACCCTCGTCCAGTCCGGCCAGATTTCCGGTACCTCAACCACCAGCCATGTTTCATCGCCTATCACAAATTTATCGCCGCCCTGTTGCCGGGTACGGTTAAGCCCGCACCAGTTACCGTCGGTATACAGTGTGGCGAAAACGCCCTGCTGGTTAAGATTGTCGAGATGACGTAAATCCGCCTGGGTGACGGCCTGCTTCTGTACCCTGACGGGAACCGGATCTTCATACTCAGGCACACGGGAATAGTCCGCCTGCTGTGTACTCCCGCGCGAGCGATAAACCAGCGCGTCGGTATAAGGATTTACCCGGCTTACCGCACCGGAAACAATACCGTGAAGGTTCATTTTTTGCTCCCGTCAACAGAATAATCGACGCTGTTCATCATATGACCGGTTTCAATAAGCGGGTTGTTAAAGCCCTTTTGCCGGACAGTAGATGCGGCGTTGGGTGGCTTTTTCCAGTCGCGGATAAACATCTGCAACTGCCCTTTGATATGCTCCCCCATGTACACCAGCGCGGTCGCGGTATCAAAACCATTCGTCCGTAAGAGCGTCGCCATTTTTTCGCCCCATTCAGGGCTTTTATGCTCGATCATCTTACGGAAGAACGGACGGGATGGAATGGTAACCGTGTGCTCAGGAATAACCACATCCTGAGCAAAATTACCCTTACCGGCTTTGACAAAGCGGTGCCCGATTTCTCCCGTTCTTTCGTTATAGCGAAAGTGAAGCGTCTGCTCGCGGGCGGGTATTACCGCACTACCGCCAAACTCCTGAATGGCGGCGATATAAGCCACCGGCGTGCCATCAGGGTAGGTCGCGCCCTCAAGAAAACCCACTTTGAGACTTTTTCCGGATTTAAGACTATCTGCGGCCTGTTTCAGCTTCTGCCGGAACTGTCTGCCGCCCGTGACTTTGTTTACCATCGTCTGCCTCTCCGGTAGTAATGCCCCGGATAACGGGAAGGGGAGCCGCCAGGATGGTACTGCATGGAGCGATAAGGCGCTGTCGCCTGCCAGTAGGCTGCACCATACGGCGTCTGTAGATACCACCACGATGCATCGTTACTGCCGTTGGTATCCACGGAGACGGAAACGGAACCTTCCGACGCACTGGTGATACGTCCCACCAGCCCCGACTGCCCGTCTTTCCCGCTTCCCAGTCCCCGCAACGCGCACTGGTGAGCAACCAGCAGGAACAAAAGCTGCTCCCGCTCATTCAGATCGGCAACCGGGCTTTCGTCCGTGTTATCCAGGTACAGCGCCGTCACCTGGTTAAATACCGCCGTCAGTACCACCGCTCCCGCTGCGGAAAACTCCGGGTACAGACTGACAAACACCTGACTGTCAAATGTGACTGTACCCATTGCTCTTACTCCTGAGGTTTGTCCATCACTTCATCATCGCGGTTAATGCCCGGAGCCGGATTTTTCTGCGGCAGCGGTTCAAGGCCGGATTTCACGGTTTCCTGCTCCGTAGCCTGCGCGGCAGCGCTGTTCGCCTTATCCTGCGCAAAAATAACGCCGTTTTTCACATATGGTTGCTGGCCGTGCTCCGCCAGCCAGGCTTCCCAGAACGCCTTTTCAACCTGCGTCAGGCCATAACCCCCAACGATTTTAACGGCGTTATTCCGCCAGCCTGCTACCCGTACCTGTTTCGGTCCCACTTCCAGCATCAGACCGTTCGGCAATTTGCAGCCCACTGTTACCATTTCAGCCATGACTCACACCCCCAGCATTTGTGCATACGCCAGCGGCTGGCGAATAATCGCCCCCCAGGTACCGGCAGATTTTTTTTGTTTCCAGGCAGATGATTCAGTCACTACCGCATGGGCGCGCATTTTTTCAGTGAAAGAGCAATAGCCTGTATCCTGTTCCCCCAGACGCTCCGCGATAAGCTGTACCAGCTCGCCAGCGTCAGAGGTGTATTCAACCGCCGTTTCAATGGTCATCGCCGGGAAGTTTTTCGCCAGCAGATCGGACACGTTAACCTTGTACTGGTTAGTCTTGGTGAGGTTCACCTCCGCCAGCGGCGACATGCACAGCTTCATTTTGTCGGTACGCTCAATATGGCCGTTAGTCTGTTTCACCAGTTGTTTAAAGAGCTTCACGACATCGTCATACACGCCCTGTCCGTCCTTGTCGTCCCACTTGAGCTTACCGTCCACGGTATCCGGGGTTATCGGTGCGGATAACGACGGGTCATTCAGCAAACCGTAGTTCGCCAGTCCGGCAATACCATAGAAGTAGGACTTATTCTGGAACTTATTCAGCGTCAGTGCCGATGCCACGTTCAGCTCTGCCGCCCAGCCAATACGGGCTGCGCCGTACATATCCAGCTCTCGCTCGCCCCAGCGGGTAAACGTCTGGAAGTGATAGCTCTGGCGCGGTACCCAGTTGACGTTAGACGTCACAATACCGTTGTTGCTGTAATCCCCGTAGGAACTCACCTCCCCGGCAGATTCTGCAATCGGGAACTGTGCCGACAGTGTCGTCCAGTCACCTTTTTTGGTTTCGCCCAGAATCTGAGAGGCTTTCATCGGCGTCACCAGCACGCGGATCAGTTCTGGCTCAACGTAATTGGTGAAATATGCAGGGATACCACTGTTAGCCGCGGTAACCAGCGCAGGCTGCGCGTCCATCGCCAGTCCGTAATCGGCGGCGTATTCCGGGGGCAAATAAGCCTGCGCACCGGGAAGGATAATCCCGTAGTCGCGGCTTACCGTCGCATAATGCTGTTTAAATTTATTCATCATTTGCTCCAGGTGCTGATCTTAATAACTTCTTTCGCCGCCGCAGCGCTGGCAACGGAAAACCCGGTTTCGACAAAACCCGCCATCGTGGCGCCTGCCGCCCCTGTGGCTATCTCCCCGGTGGTCAGGGAGGCAAAAACTTTCTGCCCGACTGTCGCAGCGGTGGTGGTCAGCGCCCAGAAGTCCCCCGATACCATCAGGGTACATTCACGTCCCGGGTAAATAGTGTTCGAGTCGCCAGCCAGCCATTCCACAACAGAAGCCTGCCCGTCGCGCGGAACAAAACCCGCCGGCGCACCGGTTCCCTCATTGGCGGCAACGCCTTTGGTTACCCAGGCAAACCGGGCAATAACCAGTCCGTCAGGGCCGGTAATCAGCGCGCCTTCTCCCGCCACATACGAGGCGTGAGGGTTATCACTGGCAAATGCCCCCGGAATCCCCGGTGCCGGGTACTGGTTCATGTGTGTCTGAAAAGTATTCATATCAGTAACCTCGTTTCAGTTTTGCACCGGGGAAATCTGCCGCAAACGTCGATGCGCTGGCCTGGTCCATCGCAACACGCGGACCTTTAGCCGTCTGTTTCTGCTCAACGGCAAACTTCACCATGCTGCGGTACGCGCTGGGGTGAATGCCCTGGATATCGATCCCCGTCTGTTCCAGCGCGGTACGGTAAACCTCTTCGGCGCAGTCCATCGCCACCACATCGCCAATCAGCGGCCGCACCTCGGTTTCAGCCACACGAACGGCGCGGAAATTTTCAGCAGCCCGTTTCGTTGCCTGGTCAGTTGCCAGCCTGATTGCCGCATCCATTGCGGGTTTATCGACTTTCACATCGTCGGGTTTTACATCAGCCTCTTTTATTTCGGGGTCTTCGTCAGTTGCCGGAGCCAGTGCGGATTTAATTTTTTCCAGCACATCATCAGGAACTTTGCCGGACAGCAACGCCAGTACACTTTCCATCGGGCTGTCGGTATCAAATGCCTTCGGCTCGTCAGTTAACCCGGTATCATCGTCCCCGGCCAGCGCCGGCACGGCTTCTGCTGATTCCATCAGTTGCGCCAGCTCCGCCGGTTCAATATCCATATCCTGTGCCAGCCGTTCGCTGTAAGCAGTTTTTACCGCGCTGGCGATAGCTGCCGGGCGCTTATGCTGCGCCATCAGGCGTAACAAATCCTTAGGAGCCGCATCCTGTGCCAGACGCGGCGCAAGATAGGTTCCCAGCGCGGTAAGCACCGCCACTTCTTTTTTACTCAGTTTCATGCGTTTTAGCTCCTGAGGGAGAGAGTCCATAACAAGACAGTCCGGCCCCGCCCGGCCATCGCCGACCAGCGCCACATGATTTCCCACGATATTCCGCATAACGCCGTCATACGGTTCACCGTCGGGGGTGATTCCCGGCGTCATATCTGCCACATAGGCATATGACGATGAGATTTCCCGTTGTTCATCCGTTTCTATCCCCGCGATGGCGGAGTTGTCCCAGATGGACATGCCGTTAACCAGATAGGTACCGTCAAACTCGCTGTTGGCATGAGTCGTCCCCACCCGGTACTCGCGCGCGGGCGCGCCCGGATAATCGGGTTTGTGTCGGCACAGGACGGGAATATTGTTGAAGGTTGAAACTGCCTTGCGCAGTTCATCGGGGTCACGGTAAAGCCGATAAAGTTTTTGAGGGTCGAGTCCCAGCGCTTCCGCCCCCGGTATTTCACGCCCGAAATAACCGCAGACGTTCGCCTTGCTGAGATTACTGCGCTCAATCCGGAGCCGACCTACTTTATCGAACTGCCTTACCGATGCCCGGTCAAACGCCAGCATTTCGGTAATAATCATCTTTTCTCCAGTCCGGGAATAACGGCCTCCCAGCCGCACTTGCAGTTGATTTCTTCGCCCGGCAGTACCCACTTACCATCCAGAAACATCCCCTTTCGCAGATCAAACCGTTTACCGTTCGCCTTCACATGCGACGGGCGCCATGTTTTACCCGCGCGGGAATGCCGCCAGATACCTTCAGTGATGCCCACCGAGCGTTGTCTGGCCGACTGCATTACCGAGGTCGCTTTATTGTTCTGGTCGCGGGCAATCAGCGCCGCGCGCCGTCGTGTGATGCCGTAGCGTTTTTCCAGTTCATCGGTCAGAGTTTTCAGGTCACGCCCCCGGCCAACAGACTGCATGACCAGTGTTTCCACCTGGGTGAGATGTTGCTGCGGGATGGAGCGAATGAGGTTCACATTCTCCGTGATGCTGGCCTGAAGTGCGGTGTTCATCTCCGCAGTCATACGGAAAGGAACCGTAAACCCGGCATCACGGAGCGCAGTGGACAGTGACGCATCGCTGTTTTTCAGGACATCACCGGCAAACCGCCTCGCCAGCCGCAGGGCCATTTCGTCAAACTTTTTCTGCCAGTGCCTGGCAAGTTGTTGCATGGCTCCACGCATCAGGTTAACGGGGGACGCATCCTGCGCGAGGTCTGTTTTACGGTACTCAGCCCGCAGCCAGTAAAGCACGCTGTTGTGCATCTCACTGACGGCATTATCCAGTTGTCTGCGGTACCAGGCCTCAATCCCCGCGTTGGGTGAAATCCGTCTCAAGGTCTGCGTTCGGGTCTTGCGGCGGATTTTCTTCGGTGTCGTCAATTTCGATTTCTCCGCTCAGGTCAATACCGCTGTACGGGCTGTCCGGTGCAGTAGCCAGCCGTTCGCGTACCTCGTTATTGGTCACCGCTCCGGCGCTCTCGTAAATCTGATCTGTTTCCGCTTCAGTTTTACGGATATTCGCCAGTTGCTCGCGCGTCAGTTCATGCAGGGGTTCAAATTCAAAAGTGATATCAGGATCGATATCGCCGAACTCAGACAACTGAATAATATCCAGTACCTTTTTCAGCGGTTTCTTCAGAAGGCGAGTGGCAAGTGCAGCGATGGTGTCGTAAAACACACGGATTTCACCCTCACTCGATGCGTTCAGTCCCGTAGGACTCAACCCGGCGAACTTTACTGATGGTATGGCACTGACAAAGAACATGTGCTCCTGTGCCTGCGCCTGAAGAGTGTCGAGGCCGTTCAGGGGAGTGTTGAACTGGAAAAACTCTTCTTTCTGTTTGTCCAGCATCAGCAGCCCGCGGTTATCACGGGTACGGTTAAACAGCTCCGCGCGTTTTGCGTAATTCGGGTCTTTTTTCCCTGTTAACACCTGGCTCATGTCCGTCATGATCCCGCTCAGCGAAAACGAATGCAGCATATCGCCCACGCTGTCGCGTGTACGCAACCAGTTGTTGACGTAAGGCTCGGCAATCTGAACCAGTGACAGGCCACCAAAGTTGTAGGCCGGCTTCAGCATGTCCGGAACCGGGCGGGAAACCAGATCGATCATGCGGCTGGCGTGAACCGTTTTCCCCATTACGTACCATTCCGACGGACGGTAAAAATCATCACTCAGCGGATTATCCGCGTTATACATACCCGGATACGTCCAGACAGGTTCAATAACACGAAGCCCCAGCAGGGAACCTTTCGGGATTTTTTTGTCGGAAATAAACAGCCTGGACTCCAGCTCCGCCGGGTCAGTCCAGGCCGACATACCCGATGGCGAACGCACATCGATATAAATTTGCCCCCGCCCGAAAAAGCCGTCATGCTCCACCGCCAGCCTGAAAGCATCCCGTACGTTATAGCGCTCCAGTGCATCAGTAAGCTGCGCTATGCGCGGCGCGCGGCTGTCGTCCCCTACCCCGACCGCCTTAACCTTTATCCATTTGCGGGTCATCTCCTCGGCGATGACACTGACCATGCGCCGGTATTCCGGCAACTGCGCCTGAAGCGCAAGATACGGATAGCCGGGGAAGCCACCGTAAACGAAATCCGGATACTGACCGTTAAGAGCGTCATACGGCGTTGCGTCCATCGCCAGAACGGCGTTACGTATGCCATCAGGGACAACCCCCGGCGGTGGCTCATAGGGAACAAATTCACGCCGCGGTTTTGACGCAACTGACGCAATCGCTTCATCACTGATCGTCATCGGCTGTGGCTCCGGCGGTCTTTGTGGCGGTGCCGCTTTTTTACGCCTGAAAATCCACATCAGATCAACTCCATAAAATCATCAGAAATTACGATGGGCATTTCCATCGGTGCGTAAGCAATCATTACCGAGTCGGCCAGGTTGGGGGACTTCGTGCCGTCCGGCTGCTTGTCGACGAGAATTTTACCGACGGTATTTCTTGACCAGGTGGGCTGTGACAGCTCAGTAACCAGCCGGTCTTTGTTCTTCATACTGCCGTTAATGGAAATAATCTGGTCGGGGTCATAGTCCATGCCCTTGCGGGCGCGGTACGTGTTACGGAACAATTTACGCAGATTCCACCATGCCTGTGCTTTGGCATTGGCGAAAAAGTCCCTGTTCAGGCGCGCGGGTCTGCCATTGTCGCCCGGTACCGCCTCGTTGTCGGGGTAAAAAACACTACCGCTGCCGCGAAACGGCGTGGCGGTGATTTGTGCAATATCCTCCACTTCCCGCAGCTCGTTGATGACACGGGCATCGCCACGGACGCCCGCGCCCACCCCGTCTTCATCAAAACGAAACTCATCTGCGCCGAAGTCGTCACAAAAGCCGAAGACCTTCACCACGGACTCGTAGATATCGCTCCCTTTGCCCGACCATTCCTGGACATCGTCCAGCAGGAAGCCGTAACGCAGGGCGCACGCGTTTTTATCCCGGCCTTCGTCGGCAACGTCCATCGCACCCAGCCGCATCCCTGAGGGCTGAATGCCGAGTTCAATATGCGCATCAATCGCTGCCTGTACCCATTCCGCCGGAATGAGGATACCCTCTGCGGAGGCTTGGTAGTTAAGGTCCAGCTCCTGCGCCACGATAACCGGGTCGTCTATCTTCGCGCACTCGTTATCGTACCAGGCCTGGTCTTTACGTGGGTCGCTGGTCCAGTGGAAGGTGAATACCGGAATTTTTCCGCCGTGGCGCTTCTGCGCGAACGGGTTACCCATCCCGTTAACCGATGACAGGTCAATACGGCAACGTGTGGTCTGGGAGAGGGCCGCGTCTATCAGTTGCGGACGGGCCAGAAACGCCGATTCATCCACAAAGTACAGCGTTGAACGGTCACCACGACCGATATTGTCGCCCGCCTCCCCCTTGATAATGGCTCCTGAATCCGGAAATTCGACGCTCATAAAACGCGAGTGCTTACGCTCGTCCCAGTTGCCCCGGAACTCGGCGGGCAGGGTCGAAATGAACTTACGTACCTTCCAGAACAGCGCTTTCGGGTCAACCGTACTGTCAACGTACTCTTCCTTGCGGGAACCAAATCCGATGACCATCTCACGGTTAAACAGACACAGCGAACAGGCAAGACCAACGGATGTCCAGCTCAGCCCCATTTCACGGCTTTTTTCGGTCAGCCCGTTCTCGCGGCTGCGCCAGCGCTCCAGTATCCAGCCTACCCACTCCTCCTGCTTAGGGAAAAGCAGGAACGGAATGGTAACCGGCAGACCATAGTCAAGGTTACGCGGGTCCGTCGTCATACCCCAGTCGATGATGAACTGCGCCGGGTTGGTGTGGTAGAACTGCCTTAATGCGGGCAACACTTCAGGGTTCTGGCGAATACGCTGTAAACGCTCCATTCGCCATTCAAAAACCTGTACGTAATCCGGGTTTTTGAAGTCAAAGGGGAACGGTAACGGCATAATTAACCCATCATGTTTTTGTAAGCTTCTGCGGCCTGTTCCGGCGTCAGTTCGGTGTTTTCAGTCCGTACCGGACCGCCACCCGGGCCGGAAAGCTCAGTTTTCACGTTGTCTTTAAACGCCTGGATGCTGATATGCTTACCCAGCAGCTCAAGATTTTTCACCTTATCAGGCCATTTTATACGCTTGAGCAAGCCCACCGTCTCCCGGTCATCTCCGCGTCCCTGAAACAACTCTTCTGTACTGAAACCGCTGAGATACTGCCGCCATGCCACTGGCCAGACGGAGAGCGGTTTTACGGTAAAGTCGTCGTTCAGAATATCCGCCACGTCGAGTCTGTCGATCTCCACCAGCCGCGCCAGCACATACTTCGCGTCGATGCCTAACTGGTCGATACGCTCCTGCTTCAGCTCGTTGATGCGTGCTTTGATATGCGGGAGATTCATCAGCTCATAAGCGTAACGATCTGCCCTTTTTAGCGAATATCCCGCCCGGATAGCGGCCTGTGTGGCGTTCAGATCGACAAGAAACTCGCGGCAAAACACCTCATGCTTTGCTTTCAGCTTCTTAGTCATAGTGTGAGTTGTCCTGTAGAAAGTCAGGGAGCCAGACACTGCGTTCTGATATAGTCCTGCGCCCCTTCCAGTTGTTTCTGCATTGTCGTCACTCGCTCTTTGAGGGTGAAATAATCCCGTTGAGCGGAGTCTGCCAGTCTGGGACTGGCTGCATTATCCACGCGGGCGGCGGAGGTGGATTTACCTGTCGGCATTGCGGGACAGGTGGCGTTGACGAGCAGGCGACGACTGCCAGCGGCGACATCATCGCGCAAAGCATCATTCTCAGCTTTCGCATCAGCGAGTTCCTTTGTATATCTGGCATCGAGGGCGGCAACGTCACGCTGGCGCTTCGTCATGTCGGTAATTGTCGCGTTCGCCAACTTCAGGCTATGAGTGGCGGTGTCGCGCTGCGATTTATATTTCACGGCGTTACCGTGGTAGTGGTCCGTTGTCCACGCCAGCGCTGCTACCACAATCAGCAGCACAACAATCGCGCCAGTCGTTATGCGGTTCACTGATCTATCCCCCAGCACGTCAGCGCGGATTCCTGATCACGACGTATCACCTGCCCGTAACACTGATTGGCCCGGTTGTGGCAGTCTTTGCCGCCGTCATAGACCCATCGCCTGATTTCAGCACACGCGCCTTTACGGTCTCCGGCGTTCAGCTTTCTGTAGAACGTGGAGGGCAGACATTTACCCGGCCCAATGTTGTACGGGCAGAAACTGGCGATCCCCACTTTCTGTGGTTCGGTCAGTGGAACGTGGATATTTTTATTTACCCATGCCAGCGCTTTATCGCGCTCAATGCCGTTGTAACGATCGCACTGGCTTTGTGTCAGTCGCTGGCCTTTCACGACGGGTTTACCATCAATCCGGGTCACACCCCTGCATATCGACCAGACACCGCCGTTATCACGAACAGCCACCAGCGTATTACCTTCCCGTTCCTGTAAAAACTGATCGAGTAGCTGCGGCGCACTGGCACCGGCGGCGATAAGCGCCAGCATGGCAGCGGAAAGACCGTATTTAACTTTCGTCTTTAGCGCCATCGTCACCCTCCGGTTCTTCTGCGGTGAGTACCAGCGATTTCAGTGAGCTGTCCGGCCTGCTGGCGAGATGCTCCAGTATCTGATTGCGCTTCTCCATTGCTGCCACCTGGTCTTTCTGCGCCTGTGCTGATTGCTGCTTGTAGTGGCGATTAACCAGAAACGTTCCGATACCGAGGATGATGCCAATCAACGCGCCGTAATCGTTTAGTGTCCACTGAGCAAACAGACCACTGATAAACGCCCACAGGTAGGCCAGCCACGTGGTGTGCTTTTCAAGGTTCAAAATGGATGTCCTGTGAGTGGAAAAAGAAAAGGCCACGCCGTAGCGCAGCCCTGTTTATTCGGTTAATTATCCGGTTTTTCGGGAAGAAAAGCCTTGCATTAAATTATAGGTGCATCTATAATTCTTTCATCAGCAGCACGCTGAAACGGGAAGGCCCCTACCGAAGCAGGGGCCAACAGAAGGAAAGGGTTATGATGAAGTCAGTCATCATCCTGATTGTTCTCTTAGCGATTAGCTGCCCAGCTTACTAAGACAGTCAGGTGGAGGGGAGAAATCCCCTCCAGCCCTCATCCCGATATTAGGAGTTAAACATGGCACAGTCAACAGCCGAAATTCAGCGCAGGAGCGACGAGAAGCGCGGTGTACGACCCAAAGGCTACAAACTGCCGGTTGAAACTATTGAGCTTATCGCCAGCCTCTCCGCGCAGACAGGGAAACCGCAGTCTGCCGTCATTGTCGAAGCCGTCAGTCTCTACGCTTCCGCCCTTCAGAAGTAACACCGGACCGCCCCAGCGGCGGTCTGTTAAATTTGTTAAAAAAGGGCCCGATTTAACATAATGACCGTTACCCGTACTGGCGAAACAGCCCTCACCGCGAAAACCGCATGAGACCGCTATTTTCAGCGGTTAAGTGGCCAGAACCCCATGAATAAACCATGCATAAAACACCCCGAAAAGTGAATAACCCGTTTTCAGTGCGAAACGCCTGTTTTCAGCAGTCTGCCGCCCACAGGCGATAAAAAAGGCTCCGGGATAAGCGGAGCCTTTAAGAAGTCGGAATACAATTTTAGATGCTACAAACATAGCACAGTTTTTTGGGTACCCGCAAGACTTTCATCAATCCTTACCTCCGGGTCCATGTCGAGGGTGATCCCGAATGCCAGCAGACACCCCGCTAAAAACGCCTCAGACGCGCTCAGGGACTTTCTGACGATGTTACGGTCCGTTTGCATTACCTCAGCAACAGAACGCGTTGAGAGGCCGCCTATGAAGCGCAGGCCCAGGATCAGCAGCTCCTCACGCGGGCACACCAGACTCATCTGCGCGATGCAACTGTCGATCGCGATGCCGTCCTCGTCGGAGCAGCCGGGCTTACCCGAAGGCTCCGGCAGGCGCTGCGGCAATACCGACAGCGAGGGCCAGTCCACCATCGAGCAATATTCCTCGCCAGCCGCCCATCGCCCCCACCGCTCCAGCACTTCCTGCATGTCTCTTCGGATCATGTTTCGGACCTCTATTTTAATCTAGGAAAAATTTTGAGAGAGGGTCGCTCTCTACCGGGGCCTTTTGTTCCAAATAAACCTGGCCGGAATCCGGAAATCCCCCTTAATCCAGCCCGGTATACGTGTTTGTTTGAAATCCTCAACCAAATGAGCTCTCGGCGCTCTTTGTACTCCATGCCGCCTGTTCCCCAAACGTATCGGTCTGACCCAGCCATTCCCCGCCCAGAAGTACAAAGTTCCTAGCCCACAAGTATTCAACCAACGCTCCCATGACGCCGGGCGATAAAGCCGGTTTAGTGTGGTTCCATCTGGCCAGTAAAGAATCCAGATCATCGCGATATCTTGTGACGCACAGGCTGCGGTACGGCGATATAAATCATCAATGCCTAAAGCGCTAAGTTGTACTTCAAAAGCAACCCTACAACCCCGGATAGTTGCCAGCACATCAGGACGAACGGTACCCACTGCCGCCTCCAGCGCAACCTCGGACACATCAGGGTGACCCCGTAGCGCATCGTAGACCTGCATTTTCAAATCCATGTGTAATTCAGATTCACCCTTCCCGTATCCGCAAGTCGTAGTACTGCGATGTGCAAAGTGGTGAACTTTCACAGAACCTTTTCGCAGGGTGACAGGTTCGCCACATTCCGGGCAGGTAAAAGCGCCGGGTTTTTTGGCCTCCCTTGCGATAACAATTTTGCCATTGTGCATTGCGGTCAGCATATAACCCCCTTCATCAGGCACCGCATAAGCGCCGAATGTGAATAAAAACCGCAACGGCTCGGGCGCAACAAACCCCACCCCCCTAAAGGGGGGTGTGGGGGTTGGTGTTGCGCCACTACGCTAGCCGTCGTGTTGCG